CTACTAGCCAGGAGATCTTAAAGACCTCCCGCCCGATATCTCTATTCTCTTGCGAGTTTAGCGGATACCGATCCACCCTCGATTAAGCCTGGTACGTCGAGAGACGTTCCGGACGGGAATCGAGCTACGGCCACTACGCTCAAGTGAGCATAGTGATTCAAGAACGTGGTTCCAACCACAACCTTTGAGTAAAGACTCATTGGTCTCTATACGGGTCACTGGACTGACGTATCTCTGATAGTTGCGATGCCAATAGGCATCTCTCCACACAGAGGCGTCAAGTCTGGAATACTCAGCGATTCCGCCATGATCAGGATTGTTCGTTAAGAACAGCTGACCACAGCCTCGTCGCCTATGCATTCCAGCCAGGAACCCATAAGCCGTAGCAGCAGCCTCCTCATACCCAGCAATGCGTAAACGCATAGCCAGATCTGAGAGGGACTGCATCCCATCATCGTGTTCAGCATCTATCGTGGTTTTCCAACGAACCGGAGTGACGTCGACGCCATTAAAAGCGTCTACACCACACGACTCGCGGAATCCCCCTCGCCAAAAGGATTTACTCCTATTGACGAGCAAGCCAAATGATTCGAGAACGTCTATGACGTACTCGGCACACTCAGCTGGGATTATGATGTCATCACCGAACACAAAGACAGCCCCGGGTTGATGAAACCCATAGGACTGCAATGCAGCTACACATATACTCCAGAAAACTAAACTCTGAACAGGAAACGTTGTTGCGTTCCCCATGGGAGCATAGCAATTCACCTGCCCTCGGATGTTGGTTAAACCACCAGCCTTAGGTATGATGAACTCTTGAGCACGACAACAGCCGAACCACTTATATTTGTCCCCAAAAAGGACTTGTACTAGGGGCTCAGCAATGCGATCGCTAGCTTCCTTCATGTCAATCGTGGCATAACGCCCCGACCGGCTTGAAGATAAAGCAATCGACCCATTCGACTCTTGACTATCAAACTGAATCCTGCCACAGGGCCAGGGTCCAGAGGCATATCTACGAAGCGTGATAGCACGCTCCAGCTCGCGACGTAATCCTTGCTGAATCCAAATGGCTTCAGCTGGATGGACACAAATCAGGCGGGGGCCACGGCTGTCTTTTGGGACAGCAATAACCTTTGCCTGAATAATGTCTTTTCGTTCTAAGTTCTCCCAGTGAGCGGCCGAATCCATATTAAAATATGGACTAAACCAGTCACTGTATGGGTACAAGTATTCTATTCCAGAATACAAGTGTTGCCACTGATCTTTATCAGTGGTTACCGCTCCAGGTCCATGAGAAGGATTTAACGCCTTCTCCCGGAATCTGTAAAGAACTGATTGACAGTGTCTGCGAGCAATATTAAGAAGTCTTGGACTTTCGGTTGAGAACCGATTGCCAAAACTCCCAATATCGCGGTTAGTTTCAACGAATTGTTGGAACGCCTTTTCTGTGGTCGTTTTGTCATGTGTAACTGAGGCTTTATAGCAGAACAGAAGAAGCTGCCGAAGATATCGTAGTTGTACAGCATCCGTAAAGGATGCTGCTACGAGTCTCCTCAGCCACGCTGGGAATCTTTCGAGATCCGGTTTACACCGAGTCTCTATCGCTTCCAGCATTAACTTCTCTAGCTTAGGCGCCTCTTTAAGACACCATTGAAGTCCTTCATAAGATCCTCGTATTTCAGAGAACCCAGATGAAGAAGCAACATCTGCTAGCAGGCCAATGTATGTATGTTCTATAACGTGCATATTATATGGAGTACCATGTGAGCCTATCTGTAAAAGCACAACAAGATTAGATCTACTTAGATCACTTCTCGTTGTTTAACACATTCGTAACGAAGTTAGCGTCCGCAACTACTGCCTTAAACGTAGTGACCACATCGGTCACAGACGCACCGGCAGCAGTCTTGGGCACAGCGATGACAAAGTACATGGAGGTATTAATCTCCTGCAGATTTGCATCGATATCGATACGATCAACTCGACCCGTATAGCGTGTACCAGAGACTTTCGTCTTGGAGTCCACATATTCTTGGGTCTTGATGATCAGTAGATCGGGAGTATTAATACTCCGAGCTACTGACCGGCGTTCAGATCCACCCTTCTCATCGAAGGATTTCTTGAACACAATAGTGTTAAATGTCAGATCGGCATTCATGGTAGGTTATGTATTATTACTGTGTCTAGAGTTGAGAATTTACACGATCGATAAGATCGTGCAACGCTCGGACTCTCTGATCAGTGCTATAAACGTTTCGTTTAAAGCCCAAATCAGTGAAGATGCACTTGACATAGTCAAGGCATCCGTCTAAACGTTGCTCTTTCTTACGGGTAAGGTAGCCACTGTTGGTAAATAAAACCACCAGCAGCGACATTTCCTCGTGTATAAGGGCGAAGCTTTTGTTAATATTCATGATGAATATTACATCAGTGGTTCGCACCCATTTCTTCTCAACATTAGGTTGTATTATTGTCATATGACTCCTTACTTCCTTATCAGCTAGACCTAATACTAGGTTCGCCCACATATTAACGAAGGATATTCGCTATTTTCTGTGAGATCAATGCGGCTGTAACGCCATATTGATTCTTTCCGAATCTAGGTTTCCACGTGGGCCAAGTTGGCTCACGAGAAACAGGATTCCTCTCGTAGTGAGAGAACTCAACTGTACCGGCTTCGGTCGAGTACGGTATTGAACCATCACAGGTATTAACCACGTGATAGTGCACTACCGACTTTAGGCCATATGTCAGAGACTTCGAGAAAGAGACGATATGATAGGGTTCCCACCCCAACATACCATCAATTGCTCTAAGTGCTCCCCGTACATCAACAAACCAATCCAGCACAAAGGACCAGGGAACTAGTTCCCAGGCCAGATTAGCAGGTGTTGTAGAGAACCGAGACGCAAGTCCATCTGCCTTCTTTAAGAAGTCAGACAAGTAAGGACTCACCTTCGGCTTAACGCGCAGAACGTAACGAACGACAGGATCACGAATCACTTCCCCTGTAGCTGATATTGAATACCAGGCGGGAGTTGTGAACGTGCCAGCAAAAGACGCAGGGCATTTAGCTACTGAGCTAAAGCGCTGCGTTTCACCTTTTGCATGTCGATCGAGGTCACCCTGTAGCTTAGGCAGAGCCTTCTGAATAGCGACTATGTCCGAGATAACCGGCTTAATGCCGAATTTCCAGGCCAAATAAGCGCTAGACGAAGTAGCAAGAACCTTCCTAATCGATTTCCAGTTGCGAGCCATCTCTGGCAAGCAACTGACCATCGAGTTTATGGAAGGGAGCATCTGATTAGCCTCGACTATATCCAAAAGGACGTCAGCTTTAAGCTGACGCGCCTTTTCGAAGCAGTCTTCTTTAAGACTAGCATTTTGGTCGACACCAGGTTTGACTATAGTCCAGCATCCAGGATCGGTTGGTGCAAACGTCATATCAGCATTCTGATTAAACGCTGCAAACTGATCGACACAATACGCATGATTAGAGACATCTATGCCTCCAAATCCTGCATACGTGACGATTCCACTAGTTGCCCCCCCGTGCTTAAAGTCAGAAGCAGTAACCGTATTAATACGGACTTTCTTCTTTCTATGAGTTACAGGGTTATTGGACAACCTACCGATTTCATCAAACATCAATTCCACGTCGTAATCGACGGGGGTAGTTGCTGATGACAGGAAACCAATTCCTGTTGAAACGACTCCACTGCACTGAGCCCAGCTCCAAGGAGCAGACCCAGAGCCTGTGAAGACGTGGCTAGGATTATTGACTATTGTTCTTGTTCGAATTCTCATCTGAGTTCAAAGATCCTA